GACTACGTCGCGCAGTTGATGACGCAGTATCCGCCGCACCTGCTCAAGGCCTATCTGGAGGGCCTGTTCGTCAATCTGGCCAGCGGTTCCGTCTACCCCGATTTTTCGCGTGTCCTCAACCATACCGACGCCACTGTTACCGGCATCCTTAATCACAGCGGGATGCTCATCGGCGCGTACGAACCGATTCACATCGGTATGGACTTCAACAAAGGCCAAGGCGCCGCGGCTATCGCCGTCATCCGCGACGGCCTGCCCTACCTCATTGGCGAGGAGACCAAGACCCGCGACACGCCTGAGATGATTGAGCGCCTCAAGAAGCGCTTTCCTGGCCACCACATTACCGTCTACCCAGATGCCTCCGGCCGCCATGGCAGCAGCACGAACGCCAGCATGTCAGACCTTCGCCTACTCCAAGAAGCGGGGTTCATTGTCTGCGCCAAGGACGCGAACCCGCGCGTCGTCGACCGTGTCACGTCCGTCAACTCGATGATTCTCAACGCTGAGGGGCAGCGGCGCCTTCTCGTGAACACGAAGGCGTGCCCGGAGCTGACGCTCTGCCTCGAGCAACAGGTGTACGACAAGAACGGCGCCCCAGACAAGAGCCAAGGCAAGGACCACTTGAACGACGCCCTTGGTTACCTCATCCACTTCCTGTGGCCGGTCGTAAAACCAGTTGCTACACGTGAGACGCAAATCGTTCACGTTGGCCGCTAAATGTTCAAAACCCTACAAGCCACTTGGCCCCAAGACCCAGACCTGCCCCAGCGGGCATATACGCTCGAGATGCGCAACCGCATCCTGGACGGCAGCATCTACGACAACCTCAAACACCCGTTCTACGAAGAGCGGGAGCGCGACGGCACTTACATCCCGCTACGCGAGCGCCGTCCGTCGGCACGTATGAACCTGTGCCGCTCCGTGGTCGAAGACTCGGCGTCGCTGCTGTTCTCGGAGGCTCACTTTCCGACGGTCCAGCATGCAGAGACCACGACCCGCGAACAACTCGCGAAGCTGGTTAAGGAACTGAATCTGAACGAGATGTTCCTCGATGCCTGCTACAAAGGCAGCGTCGGTTCAGTCGCGCTCTTCCTCCGTGTCCTTGGAAATCGGCCGTTCGTCGACCCACGCAGCACGACGTACCTCACTCCTGTCTGGCAGGACTTGGCGCCAGATACGCTGGCGTCGGTTACCGAGCAATACAAAGTAAAGGGCGCGGCCCTGACTGCCGCTGGTTGGCCCGGGGAATACGATGACTACGCTGATTACTGGATGCGCACGGTCTGGGACGCCAACGCCGAAACTACGTATCTGCCAGTCGAAGTGAAGCGCGTTGACGACGAGCCAATCACATGGACGCCGGACCCAGCGCGCACGGCTAAGCACAACCTGGGCTTCGTGCCGATTGTCTGGATTACGAACCTGCCCGGTGGCGACACAGTCGACGGTCTGCCGACGTTCAAGGAAGACGCCATCGATGTGCAAATCGAGATGGACTACCTCCTGTCGCAGAACGGCCGCTCGCTGAAATACTCGATGGACCCCACCTTGGTCATTAAAGAACCGGCATTTGGTCAGGGTCAGGAAAAAGATACACAAGGACGCCCCGCACCTGTTGGCGGCGCCGGTAAAGCGCTCGTGGTCGACACTGAAGGCGACGCCAAGCTGTTGGAAGCAAACGGCAGCTCCAGCGAAGCCGTGGTCGCGTACCTGAGGCACCTGCGCGAACTAGCACTCGAAAGCCTGAAGGGCAACCGCGCGTCTGCTGAGAAGCTCGCCACCGCACAGTCTGGCAAGGCGTTGGAGCTGCTGAACCAAACCCTGGTCTGGCTGGCCGACCGCCTGCGCATCAGCTACGGCGAAAAGGCGCTGCGCGAACTAATTCAAATGCTTATCGCGGTATCGGCCAAGTTCTCGCTGAAGTTCAAAGACGGAGAGGAAGTTGGCGTCCTTGCCAAGGGCCCCGTGACACTGGTCTGGCCAGCTTGGTACGCCCCTACCCCGTCAGAGTCCCAGCAGCGGATGGAGACCCTTGCACGCGGCGTCGACGCCGGCATCATCAGCCGCGAAACCGCCGTACGTACTATCGCTGCGGAATACGACATCGAAGACTTGGCGGCCGAGATGAAGCTTATCGAAGCTTGGCTCGCTGTGCGTGACGCAAACGCCGAGAAGCAAGTGAAGGTGAGCGCATGAAGCCGCAATACCAGCTCATTCCGCAGCACGACCCGGAGAACGGGGTCTACGCTGACTGCCTCCGAACCGCTGTCGCCTGTTTGCTGAACATGGAACCGGCCCGAGTTCCTCACACCTGCGCGAATGACACACAGGACTGGCTAGCTGCGATGAACTCCTGGCTCGCCCAGCACAGTCTGACCCTCATGTATTTCGGCGTTGGCGAGCCGGCGGCCTGGCACAGCATCATGGCTGCCGCCGGCCATGACCTATGGCACCTCATTACCGTCGCCAGCCCGCGAAACGACATCAACCACGCCATCGTCGGCCGGAACGGCAAGCCGTTCTGGTGCCCGCTCCATGGAGACGTGCAGGGCCGCGAATACGAGATGCTGGAATTCGGCTTCTTGGTCTTTACCTCGCTGTAAGGCGGTTGCTATACGCAGTACCCGGGCCGATGCCCATCATTTAACGGAGAGCCTGATGCTCGCAACCCTGAAGCAAAAAGTAATGTTCGCCGCGATGCTCGCCATCGCACACAAACCGTACGGTGAGGACGACACTCCTCCGGCGGACCCTGCACCAGAGCCAAAGTCGTTTCCGCCCGAATACGTACGTCTGCTGCGTGAAGAGAACAAGGCCATTCGCCTGCGTGCGCAAGAAGCCGAAGCCGCCAAGAAGGCGGCAGAAGACGCGGCCGCCGCCGCTAAAACTGACGCTGACACTCGCGTCACCGCCGCTGAAAAGGCGGCCCAAGACCGCCTGCTGCGTGCTGAACTGAAAGCGGCTGCCATCAAGGCCGGCATCACCGACCTGGACGGTCTCAAGCTCGCAGACACGTCGAAGCTGAAGCTGAACGACACGGGAGAAATCGAGGGCCTGGATGACTTCATGAAGTCGTTTAAAGAGGCCAAACCGTACCTGTTTTCCGCTGCCGGTTCTTCCAGCAGCACTCCGGGCAAAAAGCCCGACCCAAAGGGCAACGAGCCGCTCGATGCGACGAAGATGTCCCCGGAAGAGTATGCCAAGGCGAAAGCCAAAATGCTCGCCCGCTAACAACCTGAATGCCGGTGCCTATACGTACCGGCAACTAGCTATCGGGGCCTGACGCCCAGGGCTGAAACGCAATAACTTCAACCTTGGAGACTCAATGGTTCAACTCAAAAAGCTGGCTGCAATGCTGGCAGTCGCACGCAAGGCGTACGGCATTTCGGATTTCCCGGTTGCGCTGCAACCCATCATCCAGCAGAACTTCCTGGAACGTGAAATCCTGGACGGCCTGCAGTCCACTCTCACGTATCGCGCCATCGCTGACCGCGAGGTCTTCCCGAACGGCGTGGGTGAAACCATTACCAAAACGCGTAAGGGTCTGAAAGCACCGGTCACCACGCCGATGAACCCACAGAACAACACGAACCTGGACAACGGCCTGACCCCGTCCACGTGGACCGTCGAGCAGTACACGATGACGATGGACATGTACGGCGACACCATCGACCTGAACACCGTCACGACCGGTGTCGGCATCAAATCGCAGTTCTTGGCAAACGCAAAGACCAATAGCATTCAAGCTAACCAGTCGCTGGACCGTCTGGCCCGCAATGCACTCTTCGGCGCTTACCAGAGTGGCCATACTCGCGTTACCAGCACTCTGGGCGCTGACGGCACTTCCATCCACGTCGACGATATCCGGGGCTTCACGTGGGCGATTCAAAACGGCCAGCCGCTACCTGTCAGCCCTACCAATAGGCTAGCTATTACCATCAACGGCACGACGCATGCTGTCGTAGGTGCGACTGCTGACGGTATTAACGCATCGACCGCACCGCAAGGTATCTCGGGCACCCTGACCCTGGCAGAAAACTGCACTGTCGCTGACGGTACCGCTGGCAACGCTGTTGTCTCCGGTGTCGCTCCGATGGTCTACCGCGCCGGCAACCATTCCACGACCGTGCAGATTGGCGCGAACGACAAACTGACCGCCCAGATGATTCAGAACGCCGTCGCTGACCTGCGCAGCAACAACGTTCCCACCATCGACGGAGCGTACCACTGCTACCTGACCTCGCGTCAGATGGCCGGTCTGTTCCGCGACCCTGAATTCCAGATGCTGTACCGCGGTGCCTACGGCTCCGACGCGTACGTGAAGGGCCGCGTGGTCGAACTGATGGGCGCGCGCTTCATCGAAACGACCGAGTCGCCAATCCAGGTAGTTAACGGTGTGAACGTCTATCGCGCAATCATCTGTGGTCAGGGCGCTATCGTCGAAGGCGTCTTCGAAGGCACCGGGAAAGACGAAAGCGGGACGCTGGACGCCGGCCAAGTCACGGTTGTTGATGGCATCTGCCACATCACCCGCGAGCCTCTGGACCGTCTGAAGCAAATCGTGGCCCAGTCGTGGTACTCCATCGTTGGTTACGCAGTTCCGACCGACACCACGGTGAACACCTCGATTATCCCGACCTCGACCGCCAGTGCGTTCAAACGCGCAGCTATCCTCGAATCGGCTTAATAGCTGACTGAGCCCAAGGGCCCCGCAAGGGGCCTTTTTCAATGGGAGTCGCTATACGTCGCAATGGCTACGAAAAAACAAACCCCCGCCCCTGTCCCCGCGCTGCCCGCTCGGCTGGTGTTCACGCGCCCGCATTCGTTCATCGACGCGGCTGGTGTGCACCGCCAGTGGCTGCCTGGGCACGTAGTCGTCGACCCAGACGACATCGCGATGCTCATCGCACGCAAAGCACCTGTGGAGCCGCACTGATGGCCTATACCGAAAAACAAAAAGTTGCCATCCGCCGTTATTGCGGCTACCCGATGTTCGGAGGCGAGCCCACGCCAGGTTTTGGCTACCGCTTCTTCGAGTGGTACGGCTT